AAGGTTTTCTTCCTATTATCTCTATACTTAATGTTGAAAAAATTTTTTTGTTTTTCTTGATAACTAATATTTTTTGTAAATGCAGTAGAAACATAATGTTGTTTGCCATGTAGTTCTAATACTATACCTAATTCATCAATCCACCAATCAACAGCATCAAAATTATTAGGGTAGTTATCAACTAAAAAAGACAAAGGTACTTCTTGGTAACAACCTAATTGTTTAAAAAACTTATCATTTACAAATACATCTCTAACTTTATTATGAAAACTAGATGCATTTTCATAAAAATAAAATTGATTTTTTAGTGATGTCCTACTTTTCGAATTTGCCTTCAACAATTTCTTTGTCCTTTGTAAAACCTATAATGCCTTTTGACATTAAAAATTGAACTAAATCATTCCATAAAGAATCATCTTCTATATGATGGAAATGACCAGTAGCACTAATTTGTTCTATATAGACTTTTTGAGTAGGTTCATGAAGTAATACAACGTATTCACTTAAACTCCTTTTAACAGTAGCAATATGAGTCCAAGGGCCTCCTTGAAAAATGTCTCCTGGTAATTTTATTCTTATTCTTGAAGCTAGTTTAAATTCACCGTGTGTAACCATTTAAACATTCCTTTCTTTTGATACAGTTTTTTTTATCGCAAAAATATCTTGGTGTAGGTTTTTTATAATAGAAGTTTTCAAAAAACAATTTATATAGTTCAGTATCTATATTTTGATAATAACTTAAATCTAAAGTTTTAATTTTAATCCTATAGTCTCTTTGAGACCTGTTTCTGAAAGTAGGATCTGGTATGTACAATAAATGAATTTTTACTGGTTCATATTTTTTCTTTTTTCTAGTGTACAACTTTTTAAGAAGCTTGAGTTTGAAAAAGAAAAAAGGATTATTTTTTATATTGAATTCATCTAAATCATTTACAAAAAGAATTAGATGTATAAAAGAATCCTTATTTGTCTGAGTTAAAATTAAATCTAAATTTAATTTAGTTTCAATTTTTTCTATTCTGACAACAGGTTTATAGTCTATGTAAGTTGGTATATATTTAGAACATGGATATGATTTTAAGTATATAAAAAACAATTGACTGAAAAAAGTATGTAAATAAGACAAGTCGTCTAATGTATAAGAATCTTTATAATGCTTTTTTATTAAAATTTTTAATGTTGAGTTTAAAAATATATCAATATCTAAAAGTTTTTTTTGTAAAATCAATAAATTAAATTTTAAAATCAAACTTTTAAATAAAGACCTAGCAGGAGTAAGTTCATTTACATTTCCATTTAAATAATGTAAATAATCACAGTATTTGATTGTGATTATCTCATCTTCTTTATAACGATGCATAAACTAAAGACGCAGTTAATAAAGTTATAAAAGTTCCACTAGTAAATAGAATTATATTAGTATTGAATTTTAAATCTTTATTTTGTTTTTCAATGAGTTTGAATTTTTTCTTTAAAACAATATTTTGAGTGATTAAAGATTCATTTAATTTATATGAATCCTCATTGCATTTCTTAATTAAAGAATTGCATATATCACGTTGTTCTTTTATTGATTTTAATAAATCTTTATTACAAACAAAAAGTTTAGTATTTACATTATTAAAATCATCTTTTTTTAAAAGCAATCCTGCAATTGGTGCAAGAGTGCCTTTTTTCAAATAGTAACCATGAATTGTTAAATCTTTTGTTATTTTAATATCTATAGGCACAGGTTTCCAACTTGCGTTTTGATTTAAAAAACCTTTTGCAAATAATGAGTTGACAAAGAGTAACATTGGCAATATTAGTAATAAAAGTTTCATTGTAAACCTACTTGCATTGCAGCATCAGATTACTGCAGATTAAACAATCTAATTCATTAGATGCTGATTTCTTTTGTTTTAAAGCTTCAGTTATTTTAGATTTACATTTAAGGTAATGTAGATCTTCTTGTTTTCTGAGTTCTTTTAAATGTTCTTCTTTTTGAGAAGACATCATTTTAAACGCTTTCTTTTTAGATTTTATATCTTCTTGACAAATTGAATTTCGAGAGCAATCTAAGTAATTAAGCTTACAAACGAAAGCTCCTAATAAGAAGAACAATAAGTAAATTATTTCTTTTTTATAAGAAATTACTAGTTGTATATAAGTTTCAATCATAAAATGAACTCCTTGAAAGTTGATTACTTGAATTTTGAATCAACTTCAGTTTGATTTTCATACATTTCTTTTATATGTTTAGATATATATATTGGTTGCATTAAATAATCTTTGATTCGAGCTTCTTTAATGCTTATAACAGTATAATTTATATCTGTAATATTGCCAATAGAAGGAATGATTAAATTTCTTTGAATCAAAGTTTTCCTTACTCTTTCTACTGTATTGCCTATATAATTGTCACCAGCTTCTAAATAGAAGAATATTTTTTTGTCATTTAAATATATACCTAAATCAGTTTTATTAGACATTTTAGATCCTTATGTTATCTATTTTTTTATCTTGAGTTGAAGATTCTAATACAACTAGCAATTTTTCAAAAGAAATATTTTCTATAGAATGTACAGTTTGAGGTTCTATACAAAAACTTTGTCTTTCGTTTAAAGTAAAAATGTTTAAAACATTTCCTTTTAAATCATATGTAGTTATATTTGCAATTCCTTCAACAATATAAAAAGTTTCATGTTTGTTTTTATGATAATGTTTTGAAGTTGAAGAATTTTTAAATATAACCAACTCTTTAGTGCAATAAAGATCTGTATTAATAAATATTCTTTCGAAACCCCAAGACTTGTTTACTATAGAAAAATCATTCAAATAACCTGTATAATTCTTGTTAATTTGCATATTCATCACTTTCTACAAAGATAACTTTCTTGCCATCAGACTTTATCTGACCAGAATCTTTTAGGTCTTGAAACCTAATAGATTCTTCAGTAGCGTCTTCTACTAGTACAGGTTTTAAAGAAACAGTTTTAGGATCTAAATCTAAAATCAGTTTATCTTTAAAACCACTTATCTTGTTTTTAGTAAAATGTAAAAGCAATCTTGGACGAATGTTATTATCTTCATCTTTCCAGAAAATCTCAGCATGTTGTTTTCTATCATGCATATCGTTGTATACATGCCAAATTACATTCGGTCGATACATCAAAGCTCTTGCATCTGCAAGGTCATCATCTACTGGTAAAGATAATTTAGAATTATCTTTAGGCATGTTTTTGCGATACTCAGCAGTAGCAATCATTGCTGCATGATATTTTACAGTTAAATTTTTCTGTTGATTACTTATTGAAGTCATACGAGAAGATTGTTCTAAATTCATAAAATCTAAATAATTGTGTGTATTGTCACAAACCATTAAAATCTTTCTGTTTGGAAATCTCATTCTATAATGTTTTACATTTCTTTCTAGTGTAGATAATGTAGCACCATCTTCACTATCTATAATGACTAATCTTTCATTTTCAATTAATTCTTTAAAAATGCGATTAGCTTCTTTGTGTGCTTGATGGTATTCTTCAGATAAGTCTTTTAAATGTAAGTTAGGTTGAACAACCATACCTATAGAAAGACATACTCCATCAGGGTAAGCCATTCTATAAATGTTTGTTTTGATACGAGGTTCAATTTGTTCATAACTATCATCTGTACTATGTATTATGACTGTTGCATTCTCATCACTCATTGCAATGTCAGTAGCAATCATCAAACAAGTCGCAGTTTTACCTGAATTTGCACGACCACCAACATACATTAATGCTCCACTAGCCCAAGACATACCGCCATTCATATTATTAGCAAAATCTTTGAAATAATTCATTTTAAATGATGTTGAATTTTCATCTTGATTGGCAAGGCTTCTAAGTTCTTGCATTGCATCAAAACGAGATACTTGATAATTTATACCAATAGTATCGGTTTTAAATTCTTTTTCAATGTAATCTAATGATTGTTCATAAGAAGCAATGTGAGTTCTAACATTGTCGGGGTCTTCGATCACATTTCTTAAGTGTGATTCTGATATAGTTTTAATTCTATCAAGACGTTCAGAAAATCTATTGTTTCTAATAGAGTTAACATCAGAATGTATAGAAGAAGTAGATACAGAAGTATGTTGAGCTAATTCTTTTACAAGCAAATCTCTTTTAACTGCTGTCTCTTCAGAAGCAATAATAGGTATCATCTTTTGACAGATATAATCTGGCGTTTCATTTTGACTAAATGAATTCAATTGCCATTGAAAAGCAGTTAAACGTGTTAAGTTGTGAAAATCTTGAGGATTTTCTTTGTCTACTAAAAAAGCATCTGGGTCTTTTATGCCATTACTAGGGCCCTCTACTACATAAGCATTAATACCTGAAGTTACTTTAAGTATATTTTCTAATACTCTATGTGTAGCA